TAGTTGATTGTGTCTTTTTTAGAAGCGAGTTCGTCGTATGTAGTTTTTAAGTTGTCTTTGAAGGATTCTAACTTCTCATGTTCAGTATTTCGGTTTGCAAGGTTCTCGGTAAGAACTTGAATTTCATGTTCAAGATTTCGGATTTGTTTTTGTAATCCGCTAATCTTAATATTGTTTTGAGAAATGCCATTAGTTAATTTTGAAATCTCCTTCGTAAGAGCGGTGAATTGACGCTCTCGCTCCTCTTCCTCTTTAATTGCTTCTTCCAGTTCTTTATAACCAGATTGCAACTCCTTTGCTTTATTTTGAGCGTCTGTAATTCTATTTATTCTAAAGATCTCCTCAATTGACTGCGTGCAGGTAGGACAAACCGTATTCTCAGTAAAGAACTTATGTTCTTTAGTAATAGTAGATACTTTTTGAGAAATTTTTCCTTTTAAGTTCCCTAACTTACGCAGTTTCTCTGCATACCCAGTGAGTTTATCTTGCTCTAGAATTTTTTCACGAAGAGGTTCTTCTATAGAAGAGTTTTCATTCAAATAACCATCAATCTCATCTTCTAAACTGATGATTTTTTCTTTATTGGTATTAATATTTGCATTACCACGATTCTCTAACTCTTCAATAAAGTCCTTCTGCATTTGGACTTTATCCTTAAGAGTTTCTTTTTTTAGTTCTAAAATTTTAACGTCTTCTTTAATTGACCTAATCTTCTCCTTAATAAGATTATTCATAGAAGAAAAGATCTTAATATCCAAAAGATCTTCAATAACTTCTCTACGATTTGCAGCAGAAAGTTGCATAAAAGGAACAAAAGTACTGCTACCCAAAATCACAATCTGAGTAAATGATTTATAGTTCATCTTCAGAACGTTCTGCTCTAACCATTTCTGCTGATCAAGTGCGGCTGCAGATTGATCTAAAAGAGAATCATTTCTCCAAATCTCAAAGATTGCAGGTTTGATTCCTCTTACGACTTTCCAACTAATATCCCCAATAGAAAACTCAACCTCTACCTTACAATCCTTTTCATTCACAGAATTGATAAGTTGCGGTTTATTAATCTTACGAAATGGTTTACCAAACAAAGAAAAAGTAAGAGCGTCTAGAACTGTACTCTTACCGGCACCATTAGTACCAATAATCAAAGTAGTAGAACTTTCTTGAAGATTAATTTCAGTAAATTGGTTGCCAGTACTTAAAAAGTTTTTCCAGCGAATCTTTTCAAATAAAATCATGTTCTTGGGGAGGGATCACAATATCATTAGGGGTAATAATAGTATATCGGTAATCATGTATTTCACATGTCTTGATCATTACTTCATCTTCAATCTCAATAACATGCATTTCAGGACTTCCTTCATCTTCTAACATCATAGCATATCTTACAGCATCATCTTCTTCTTCAAACAAATAGAGAATCTGTTCTCCATCGTCATCAGTTACCGAGTATGCTCCTTCAGTTTCTTTGCCATTGATTGTTAGAATAAACATCTTAGACTATTTCACAAGCTTCTTGATATATCTCATATATCATTTTTTGAATGATAGACTTATCAAGATTAATTTCTGCCTCCTCAATATATCTATTCAAGATTGAAAGAGTGTCTTCTGACTCAAATGCTTCAAAATCTTCAGATTCTTGTATTTGAAAGTTTTCAACGATTTTGAGTTCAGCAATTCCAGAGGAGTAAAGTTTGTCAATGAATTTTTCAAACTTTTTGATATCAGTTTTCTTGCGAACGATGACCTTTACGATTTTATTTTCATACTCTCTTGTATCAAAAGTTTGATAGTTTGTATCCTCATAGTAAATGTTGTAAAACATTCTATATGGATTATTGATAGGAGTATGTTCTAAAGTTTCGGTGTCAAAAATATGAAATCCTCTAGAATCTTTAACATCATTCCAGAACATTTCATATGGATTTCCTAGGTAATAGACTGTTCCGTTAGTCGATCTAGTGTGATAGTGTCCCGAGTAGACCCTAGTGAACTTCTCAAATAATTTGCTCTCCAAACCATGCTCCATGATGATTTGACTATTAACTCTAAATCCTTGGAGTTCAAGGTGCCCCATCGCACACTTGCAAGATGTATTTTCAATAAGTTTAAAAGTATTTTTTTCATTTTCTTGATTAATCCATGGTATGAAAAGAGTTGGGAGTTTTCCCAGAACAACTTCTGTTGGTTCTGAATATATGGTTACATTGTCATACTCACGAAGTAGCAGATCAACAGCATTTACTTCATTAGTATTTTTATAGTAAGCAGTATGATTTCCTACAATAGTATGGACTTTTACTCCCATTTCTTGCAATCGATCATAGTAGTTGTTTTTTGCCCAAGAAAGAGCAGAGAAGTCAATACCCTTACGACTATCAAAAGTATCACCCATATCAACAACAGTGGTAATACCTTCTTTTTCTATAGTGGGAAAGAAAATATCATTATAGAACTTTAAAAAATAGTCATGAAAGAGTTTTGAGTTTTTCCTTGCTCCAAAGTGTTGGTCTGTAATAATAGCAACTTTCATTCAGTATCGAAGTTTACTATGAACATTATCTTTGATGCTATTATAGTCGGAATAGTTATTTCCGTCAAGAGTGTTGTTGTCATCGAAGACCTCAGAATACCCAGATCTTTCAATAATCTTATTCTTGATTTCTAGTTGACGCTTCTCTCTTTGGATTCTACGGAGAAACGCATAGTGAATGATTTGAGTGAAGTATGCAAAAGGATTTTGAGACTTCTCTGGATTGAAGTTGTGAATGTATTGAACGCAGTTCTCAATGCCATCAGAAATCATATCTTCCTTGAACATATAGTTCACGAAGTTTGGTTTGAATGATAAGTGATTCGCAATCTTCAGGAAACACTCTCCAATGTAGCGAGGGATAGGAGGTTTTGGTTTTCCTTGAATCTCTGCGATTTCTTTGTCTTCACGATACTTAATTAGAGCGGCAAGAAACTCTTTGTTATTAACGTAATGCTCTGACCTCTTTCTCTTGGTCATGACTGCTGTGGTTATCATTAGTTTTTATCATTATTATGTATAGATTATACCATTTATACAAATGCTTGACAAGGTACTCAAAAGTGTGTACAATAACCTTTGTGGAGGTTGAAAAGATTAGCTTTAGCTACTTTTAAAGATCTTTTCTAGTATCTCTTTAGTATCATTAACGTTTCCAAGATATCCCATTCTACGATTTATCTTGGAATGATTTCCTTCTTTTCTTGATTGACGAATGTAGTTTTGGTACATCATAATCATTTCAATATCAGATGATTCGGATAAGGTCAGTACATCATCAAGATTAAGAATAAACATATCATCAGTTGTTGTTTTTAACCATGGTTCTACCTTATAACCAATAATACCCTTCTTACCTTTGATTTCAGATACTATTATTGGATTAGAAACGATTAGCAAGGTTCTATCTTCTTCTTCAGAAGCTGCAATCTTTGCAAAGATCTCTTCACCTGTTTTTAGTTTTACTGTTGCATAAAAGTCGTCTTCAATTCCCATTTTTCTTTAGTTGTATTGTGATTATCTCATAATTAAAGTTCTCTTCGTTATAGATTTTAATTCTTTCGATGAAGTGGTTTAATGTATAGTTTCTTTTTGTTTTAGTTGAACTATCATCAGCAATATCATACAAAGTTGCTTTTACTTTGTCTTTTCCTTTTCTAAGAACTCGTCCAATACTTTGAAGATTTCTGACTCTGGATTTACTAGGTGATGCGAAGATAACATTATGGAGATTTTTAATGTTGATACCAGTAGAAAAAGTTCCATAAGATGCAACGATAATTGCGTTGTTCTCTCTTTCCGTAATTTCTCTCACCAGTTCTCTTTCTTCAGCATCAACACCGCCATGTACAAAAAATACTTTACGATCAGTTCGCTTATTAGTATTTATCTTTTCGTATAGGATTGCTCCATGTGCTTCTACTCTACTAAAAAGAACAAGAGTATTGCCCTTCAAATCAAGAGTAAGATTTGTAATAAATTTATTTCTTTGATCATGACTTATTAAATATTGTATCTCATCTTCATAAGTTTCAAACTTTTGTGGTGAGTGTTTGAGTACAAGACATTGAATATCAAGTTG